ATTCTCAACACACTTCTGGTGAAGAAGGAATGTTCATGCTTGCTATTAGGACAGATACTTTTGGAGCAGCAACCCACATTCCAGCACACGATTTAGATTATGGTGGACTTCAGATGAATGCGAAGGGTGGACTTTATACTGATCTTTCTTCAGTTCTTGGAGCAGACATGAGTGTTACAAATCCATTGTTCGCACAAGTAAGTGCAACCAACGCAGCAAACCTTGTAACCAATCCAATATTTGCAGCAGTAGGTGATGGTACAACAACCGCAACAGTAAACACAGCGTTTACAATAAGTGAAGCAATTGCTCAGTCTTCATTGTTTACAACCTCTCAGTTAATGGGATGGGATGCAACAGCAGGAACTTTATCAGCAGTATCAGTTGCAGTAGATAATACTGTATTGAGTGCAACACCTAACGTAATGGTTGGCGGTGGTATCTACAAGGCAGCACTAGATTCATACGATGACAATGACGCAGCACCATTCCACATGAATGCTGGTGGAGAATTATTAGTTGAACCAAAAGGATACGACACTGGAACAGATTCATTGAAAGTATATGAAGTTGCACCAATAAGCACACACTATGTGGTTGAGGATATTGCAACTGCAACAGCTCAAGGTAACGTTACAGTATACTATTACATCTTAATGGATGGATATAGAAACCTAACATTACATTGGTTGGACACACCAGGAGCAGCAGGAGATAATACATATACACTAGAAGGTAGTGTTGATCCTGATGAAGATGGAGCAGGAGCTGGAGATTACTTTGATGTATCCACCGTATTAGGTGGAGCAGCAACTTGGACAACAGACAAAATGGTTATAGTAAACACACCAGTAGCTTTCAAGTACATAAGAGTTAAAGTTGTACGAGCTAATGATGGTGCAAATACTGATGGTGCATGGACAATCCATGTAAAAAAACAATACTAGGAGATAAGTGAAAATGGCTAATGAACAAGAAATATCTATGAAATACTCGGACGTAGCTCCGATTGTTTCTAAGTATGTAAACTTTGCAGATTTACCTGTAAAGGCAGTACAACAACCAAGAGTGGTTAAAGCTATTACTAAGAAAAATGTGGAAGATGTACTTGCAAGTGATGAAAATCCTTCCAAGTTAGCAATTCAAGTTGGACTTAGTAAAGGGCAAGTAATGAAAATTAGGAAAGAGTATGAAGCAGCAATTAGGCACAAGAGCCACGGAGGTAAAGAATAATGGTAGCAGTAAAAACTTCAGATGCACACTTAGTGCTAACAACTGATCCAAAGATCGACGTAGTGGATGCAAATGTTGACTCAATCTTAACAGACACAGCAACCACAATACCCGCAACAATTACAACATTACAAGCAGACGTTACAGCAGTAAAGGCAATTACAGATGTAATTCCTAATGCAGGGGCATTAACAGATATTAATACTGCTGTTGCTACAGACATTCCAGCAACCATAGTAACAATTGATGCTTTTCACGATGTACCTACAGCAGATGTTGCAACAAATGCACAGATGAGAGATGTTATAGGTAATAAGACAGATGCTGAACAATCAGGACCAATTGATACTGACACATCTTTAATGGCATATGCAAAGCATATTCATACAGTTGCAGACACAATTTCCTCACAGTCAGGGGCTATAGCTGCATTACCTCCAGGAGCATTACCACAAACAGGCGCACTTGCATTATGGGATGTTACTGGTGTAGTAGAAGTTATTTCAGTTATTGGAGTAATCTCAACAGTTATTGGTGGAGTAGCTAATGCAACTAAGTTAGTGGCAAATTCAACAGCTGGAACAGATGTAGATTTATGTGCTACAGTTGATATTAATGCAGCGGCAGTTGGTGGAATTTTAAGTTTAACTGGAACATTTGCAAACGCTATGATTTTAACTGCTGGAAATACAGCAGGTCCAACTGGAGCAATTGAAAAACAAGCTGGTGGAATTTTAGTAACTACTGGTAGTATTGATGTAGACTGTGCAGGAAGCGATGGTGGCGGCGGAAGAGTAGATTGGGTTATAGTTTGGAGACCAATGGCACCTGGAGCAACACTTGTAGCAGCATAATAATTGAGAAAAGAGGTATGGAGAATAAAATAAAATGGTATTAACTCAGGGAGAATATGAAACATTGTGTCCAAATTTAAGTATCGGAACAGTAGTTGGAGATATTCCAGGAGCAGCTATTGTGCCTAGCCCACCAGCAGACCCAACTCTAACTGCGGAAAATGTTGATGCAGCCTTTGCATTATTTGATACATTTGAAAGAAATGGTTATTTCGGAATAGCAAGACAAGTTGGTCTAACAAAGGCACAAGTTATTACTCTTTATGGAGAATACTTGGCAGCTATTGCAGCAAAGATAGAACAAGAAGGAGAATAAATAAATGGTAAAATATCCAAAAATTAAAGCAGAGGAAGTTTCATTTAGAGAGAATTTTATTAACTCTACTTATGTTAGTGATAACGGTTTAACATTGATTGATGGACCAGTTGTTAATAATGGATTAACTGTTAATGGTACTTCTCAGTATGCATCAACACCTTTTAACTTCGATGACTTGGATGCATTTTCAATTGAAGCAGTTTTTAGTGTTACCGCTAATGATGTTAGTTGGCAACCAATCATTTGTAACGAGTTTAATGCTGCTGTAGGTCTGATGCTTTCTGTAAATTTAGATCGAGTTAGTTTTAATATTCCGAGTGGAGCTTATGAAGGATTAATTGCCGATGACATTCCTATTCAGGCAAATACCATCTACCATGTTGTGGCTACTTTTGATGGAACCAACTCTTTGATTTATGTAAATGGCCAATTAGATACAGCAACAGGGGCTTTTACAAAGAGTTCTTCTGGTGGTAAACTTTCTTCTATTGGTGCAGCAGTTACTGGGGGCGACTATGATGCTTGGTCATCTGTCGAATTAGGTGGAACAATTTATTATGTTAATGTATATGATAAAGTATTGAGTGCAGAAGAAGTCGCTGACCGATCTCTGCAAGATACTTTTTCAGAAATAGATGCAAAACAAATGGAGTTATCATTACCGCTAAGATCACACTATGATGATGGTGGAACAGAAGTAACAGCCAATAATGGAACTATGGATTCAGATCAAGTTTTATGGGGCAATGGTTCAACAGCAACAACTTATCCTACTTTATTAGATAATAATGGTGCAAGCTTTGATGGTGGAGATTATATTAAAGTAAACACACCAGTCCCTTTAACCGACATAACTAATCAAATATCCTGTGGAGCTTTGATACGAATGGAGATAGTTGATAACTATCAGAGTATTTGTGAAAATGAACGTAATTGGTATCTTTTTACAAATAATGTTGGGAGACTTACATTTGCATTTAACGATGCAGGAGGAGCTTATCATAAATATATTGTTGGAACAACTAATTTACAAAAAGGGGTATGGTACTATGTTGTAGCTTCTTATGATGGTTCAGATGCATCATCAGGAATTAGTATTTATATTAATGGAGTTAAAGAAGTCGCTAGTAATGCAAATTGGGATGCTGGTTTAACTGACAATTCTACAAGATTAGCATTTGGAATTGGGGGAAACCTCTCTACTTATCCTTTTGAGGGTGCAATGAAATTTCCATTTGTTTCTACAAAGGAGATTACTGAAACACAGGCTAAGTGGTTAAGCGAAAGAGCATTTAAGGAGTTTAATATATAATGGCTAGAAAAACTATAGAGGGTGTATGTGCAAAGCTAGATGCTATGCATGAAGACATTTTAGAGATGAAACCAGATGTAAAAAAGAATACAGCATTTAGAAATCAAGCCAAAGGAATGTGGACAGCATTTATTTTAGTTGGTACAGCATTAGGAACAGTGGCTGGTTGGATAATTAGTAGATTCGGAGGAAAATAGATAATGGGAATATGGACAGAATTAAAAGCAAAGTTTTCAGGTACCGACTTTAAAGGACCAGGACTACAAGTAGATGCAGACACTGCATTCGTAGAGAATGATTCGGGTATTATGAAATCTTATATTCCGAACTTTTTATATAAACCGCCGTTTGGATATCCAAGGCCGTTTAATGCAACACTAATAAGAAAATTAGCTAAGAACGGTTATGTATTCTCAGTTGTGCAAACACTAGCAGATGAGATAGCTTCCAAAGATTGGGATATTGTAGTTAAGGAAGATCACGAAGGAGAAGTTTCCGACGAGGAACTAGCTAACATCCGTAAGTGGTTCACTAACCCTAACCCAGAGAATGAAAGTTTTAGCCAGTTACTTAAGAAGATGGTAACAGATGTTCTTGAAGTAGATGCGGGAGTATGGGTAAAAGTATTCAATCGTGGTGGAGAATTCGTTTCAATATATTCTAGAGATGGTACAACCTTCTTAGCAAACCCCGACCCATTCGGTTCAATAGCTAGAAGATCAGACTATGTCCCTAGGAATAATTTATTTTATAACACCTTCAATAGTTTAACTAATGCAGGAGATAAAGATTCTCTTGATAGTAAAAAGTTTAATAGCACCTTTGGAGAGGCAGCAGCATGGTACCAATATGGTTGGACTATGGGGGCATACCCAGTTCCATTTGGTAAGAGGGAAATTGTATATGTAATGCGTAACCCTAGAACTGATTCACTATATGGTAGGGCGCCACTAGAAGTTCTTGGTGAGGTACTTTACACATTGTTATATGGTTCTAGTTACAACCTAGACTTCTACTTGAATAACAACATGCCAGAAGGTATTATTCAGTTAGTTGGTGCTAATCAAGAAACCATCAAAGCATTTAGAGAAAGATTTGAGAGACAATTCAAGAAGAAAGACTCATTCGATAACATGAGGAAACAGTTTTTCAAGTATCCTGTTGTAAACAATGATGCTAAGTTCACACCATTCCAGCTTAAACCCTTAGAGATGGAAGTAATTCAACAACAAGAGTGGTTCATTAAACTGTTCTGGGCTTGTTTCGGAATTACAGCTGATGAGATGGGCTTTTGTTATTCTGAAGATACAAAAGTATTAACAGATAATGGATTAAAATATTATTGGGAACTTAATGAAGAAGATAAAATAGCCACAGTTTTAGAAGATGATAAATCTATAGAATATATAAGACCAACAGAAATACATACCTTTGATGTCGAAGATAGAAAATTCCATCACTATAAAAATAATTGCATTGATACATTTGTTAGTGATAATCACAGAATGTATTATAGGACTATAAAAGAGGAGAATTACAGGATGTTACCTTCTAATGAAATCAGAGTAGATACTATTAAATTCTTGCAAGGGGGGTTAAAGTGGATTGGAGATGAAATCGATACATTTTCAATTCCATTAGTTGAATATGAGAATAACAAAGATAAAAAAAGAAATCAACAAGTAAATTTCTCAATGGAAGAATTTTGTGAATTTATGGGTTATTATTTATCTGAAGGATCAATTTTAAAAAAGATGGATGAAGTTTTTCAATATAGTATTAAGGTAAGCCAAACTAAGGAAGATGGAATAAAATTGATGAATCCTCTTTTAAGTAAAATGGGTTTTAGAAGAGAAAGTGATTGTTGGAAATTAAATAGTAAATCACTTGCAAGATATTTATATCAATTTGGAAATTCTAGTCAAAAGTTTATCCCAAAGAATTTAAAGAATCTTTCAGTTGATAAACTAACCATCTTATTTAATGCATTAGTGGCGGGAGACGGATATAGAGCCAAAGAAGGAACATCTATTAGATATTCTACTTCAAGTAAACAACTAGCAGAAGATGTTCTAGAAATTGCTATTAAAATAGGATATAAAGCAAGTATAAGTTCTAGGGAATTTAAGAATAAAAACTGGAATACTGCCTATACAGTGGCAATTAATGATTCCCAGAAAGAACCAAGAATAGTTTTATCAAAACAAAGGAAAGATATTCTTTATTCGGGTGTTATGTGGTGTCCTAGTGTTAAAAACAGACCATTTATTACAGAAAGAAATGGTAAGATTGGAATTCATTATAACACACAAGACAGTAACAAGGCTTCAGCAACTGCACAGAATGTTGTTGTTAAAAGGAAAGTTATTGCTCCAATGTTGAAACTAATCCAGTACCACATCAACACTCAGATCATCCCAGAGTTCGGCATAGAGGGTGTTGAGTTTAGGTTCGATGAATATGATTTAGAAGAAGATCTAAAGAAACACCAGTTGTATCAACTTCAGATAGGAATGGGAATAAAAACCCCAGAGATGGTAGCAGAAGATCTTGGTATTGATATTGAGAAGCTTAAGGCAGCTAAGGAAGAGAAGCATCAAGAAGACATGGAAATGATGCAAGCTAAAGGACCTGCTGCTTTTGGAGAAGAAGATCCAAAAGAAAATGGGAAGAAAGAACCTAATGAGAAGAAGCCAGAAGTTAAGGGAATCTCTAGAGATCCAGAGGCTTTCGATGAGATAGAAGAGTACATCAAAGAAGTTGGAGATAAACTTATTGATGCAGTGGATGTTGAGAAACGACCCTTGAAGAAGATATGAAGTCAGAAGTAGAACTTAAGTCCATAATAGACGACCTTGCAAACAATTTAGTTAGAATATTCTCTCTAGACAAGTTTGGGATTGTGGTAAAGGAGTTTGTTAAGAAGCACTATGACGCTGGGCTTGAGAAGGCCGAGGTAGAGTTGGGTCTTAATTTTGTACGTAATGATAGACAGATTCAATTCTTAGAAGGCTATACCTTTGATCTAGTTAAGGGCGTAACTGATGAGATGGTTCTGGACATTAGGCAAGAGCTTAAACGTGGGATGATGAACAACGAAAGCATTTCACAAATAAAAAACAGGCTTGATAATATATTCAAGGGAGACAACCCAACCAGATTTAGATATGAAGATCGTCTAAAGATGATCGCAAGAACAGAAACAACCACTATGGAAAATGCTGGACACATGGAAGGTGCAAAGCAAGCAGGAATAGAACTAAAGAAATATCTTTCTGTTCAGATGGACGCTAGGACAAGCGACATCTGTATAGCAGAAGATAAGAAGTATGGCTCACCAGAGAAAGCAATTCCAATGGATGATGAGTTTGTAGTAGAAGTTAAGGGTAAAGAATATCGTGGACAATTTCCGAGTTTCCACCCGAACTGCCGTACCAGGATGTTGTTCATAGAAGTAGAGAAATAAAACCTTTTAAAAAGGAGTAGTAACGTAGTAAGAGTATAGTACGGTCATTAAATAGGAGACCGTACAAGATGCCAAAAGTAATTGCTGGACAACCAGTAAACGAAGAGAAGTGGAAAGAAGCTAAGTTGAAGGCTTCAAAAGAAGGCCACGCAGAAGATTATACTTACATTACATCCATCTATAAAAAGATGGTTGGATTAAAGAGTTTTACCTTTTTTTCTGAGAATTGTACATGGAATGTTGTTGAAACAAAGTCTGGTAAGAAATACTTTGTTGAGGGGTATATTTCTACATTCGATAAAGACATTTACAATGAACTTGTGACTGTTGAAGGAATGACTGGAATGTTACAACAACTTAAGGATCAAACAATTAAGTTAGATCTTGAACATGAAACATGGAGAAGTGATGAAGGTGACATGTATGAACATCCAAAGAATTTTAATCCAGTAGGTAAGATTATTGATGCTAGTATAGATGATAATGGATTATTTGTTAAGGCTGAAATAAATAAGCACAGTTCTAGATTTAAAGAAGTATGGAATAGTGTACAAGATGGTTTCTTAGATGCATTTAGTATTGCTTACAAGCCCGTGAGGGTTGTAGAGAATGTTATAGAAGATGCGGCTGTAAGGTTGTTAGATTCTGTAGAATTATTAAACGTAGCACTAACTGGAAACCCCGTAAATCCCTGCGCTAAAATGACTGATGTATTTACAAAGTCATTGAGTAGACAGGCAAATAATATTCAGGAGGATATTACAATGGAGAAAAATGAAATTGTAGCTGACCCTGTAGCAGAAGCTGTGGCTGAGGTTAAGTCCGAGCCAGAGGCTGCAGAAGAAGCAAAACCTGTTGCTGAAGAAGTAGCAGTAGTAGAAGCTCCTGCTGTAAAAGCAGAAGTAGAAGTAAAAGACGATCCTAGTATTGATTTTGGAGCAGAGCTTAAGTCTAGAGATAGCAGAATTGAAGCACTAGAGACAGCAATTGCAGAACTAAAATCAAAATTAGAAGAGCCAGTTCTAAAGTCAAAATTAGAGGCAGCTCCCCAACTTGAAGAAGAAAGAAGCTTCAAACCATTAGATTTAATCAAATAGGAGGATTTTAAAAATGGAAGTAGGAACAAAAAGTATGGCGGGCGTAAATTCCGCAGGTGCTTACAGTTTTAGTTTCGGAACCTTACCGCACGGAACAGTTTATTCTGGTGGTATGAAGGTTAAAAGCGATCTAAGGCCTAAGTTACATGAAAAATTAGAAGTAGGATTAAAAGCATTCTCATCCACATCAGGTGGAGCAGGTACAGCAGGATATGCTATGGTACCAATTTATGTTGATCCAGACATAGTAGACGTATCTAGAAAATACACACCTTTAGTGGAAATTTTCCCTAGAGTAACTAACCAAGGTACAACTGCAGATTACAACACAATCACAGCTAAAGGCGGTGCTTACACTGCAGTAGAAGACGGGGCATTACCTGAAACTGACACAACTTACGACAGAAACAGTGTTGGAATCAAGTATCTATACTCCGTTGGAAGAGTAACTGGTGTAGCTCAAGCTTCAAACCCAGCATACATGTTAATGGGATTCAACCCTGATGGTGGATATGTTGGTGGATTTCAAGACCAAATGGGAAGTAATGCTAAGCAAAGAGAAGTATTAGTTAAAGCTAGAGAGTTAAAAGAACTTGAAGAGAGTTTAATTGTAAACGGTGCAACCGCTACAGATGCAACTCAATTCAATGGAATTGTAGCTCTACAAAGTACAACTAACCAAGTAGATAAAAGTACAACTGCTCTTGACCTAGCTGATATTCAAACAGCTATTCAGTATGCATTTGTTGATAGTGGAAAACCTAGTCTAGCAATCGCAGACGCTGCTTCATTCAGTGACCTATTAAACTTGTTACAAGCTAAAATTGGTTACATGCAGCCAGCAGTAGATGCTGAGTTTGGATTCTCTTACATCACTGTACATACTATGGTTGGTCCAGTAAAAGTTGTTGCTAGTCAATACTTAAGTACCGCATCCGGTTCTAAGGCAATTTATTTCTTAGACATGAGTGTATGGGAAATGAGAGTATTACAAGACATGACCTACGAAGACCTAGCTAAGACAAACGACTCCGAGAAATTTATGTTGAAAATCTACGAATGTTTAATCTGTAGAAACACTGCATTCAACTCTTGGATTAAGGCAATCGCTTAATTGCGGTTTTTTTTCCTTTTTTTTAAAAAGGAAATGGAGACAGAAAAATGGCAAACATAGACATAGCATTAATTGAATTGGCTCCTATGGGTGGAATTGGTGGTTCAAGTTGGAAGCTTGGTTTTGTTGATTCAGCAACCAAGGCAGGACAGAACGATACGCTAACAATCTCAAATGCAGACTCCGTAGCAGGCATTGGATCAGTTCATCTTCATGATGACACAACTGGTGTAATGGATGCAGGAACAGTCTCTGGAGCAGTTATCACATTGACAACTGCAGCAACAGGAACTGTTAGTGGAGTGGTTGTATACAAATAGGAGGATAGAACATGGCAGCAGTAAATACAAACGTAGCAATGGCAGAAGTGGCTCCTATTGGTGGAACACCACAAACAGGGTGGAGAATCGGATTTATTGATTCAGTAGCTAAAGCAAGTTTAGACGACACCATAACAATCTCAAATGCTGGGGCTGTTGCAGGTGTTGGATCAGTAATAATGGCAGATGATTCCACTGGAGTAATGGAAGCTGGGACAATCTCAGGAAATGTAGTAACACTAACTACCGCCGAAACTGGCGCAACAAGTGGTTTAATTATATATAAATAGGAGGATAATTAAAAAATGGCAGCAACATCAATTTTAAAAGCATGGGAAGAAGGACCAAACGCTGGATTAAAAAGAGCGTTAATCATAACCCCAAACACAGCAGATGCAACAAATACTATTCCAATTACATTGGCAGATTATGGTATAAGTACAACTGGATTACTTGCAGTATCATCTTGGGTACATACCGCTGATGGGAGTATAATTACTGTAGAAGCAAACACTACAGCAGTATCCGCTGGAGTTCTTACTGTAACAATTGCAGCAGGAACAGACGACGATATGAGAGTAGTAGAGATTATAGGACGAGCAGACTTAGGAGTATTTGCTTAGTAATAGCATGAATTAAAATGGTAGATACATCAATTTTAAAATCATGGGAGAAAATGCCTAATGCGGGTTTGAAATCAGTCTTTATTATAGCACCAAACACCACAGATCAGAATGATACAATAACATTGACATTAACTGATTATGGTATAAGTGCAACTGGTTTACTTTCTGTTAAAGGATGGGTACACACTACAGATGGTAGTGTAATTGTAGTAGCAACCCAAACCACAGCAGTTACTACTGGATCTCTTGTTATTACTTGTGCAACAGCACACGATAATTCAACTAGAGTTTTTGAGCTTGTAGGAAGACCCGACTTAGGAGTATTTGAATAAACATCTTTTTTTTTATTTTTTAAATTTAATAAATAGTGGGAGAAAAACAAAATGGGAAATTGTAGTCGATGTGGAAAATGCTGTAAGTTCGTTGACTTTACAGTCCCAGTAAATGCATCAGTATTAGCAGACGCACTAAACATGGATATAGGAGATATGTCCAGATACTATTCATTTAGGAATATCAAGGTAATACTTGATGAGAAAAAAACAACATTCAGAATTATGAACCAATGTAGTCAATTGGGAGAAGATAATCTTTGTAAGATATGGGATAGCAACCCCGGTATTTGCAAAGGGCAACAAGAAAATAAGTACATAGTAAAACCAGAGGGTTGCACAGATTAATGTAGGAGGAAAACAAAATGGTACTAATGGCAAATTTAATGCAAATGAAACAAGAAGAAGAAAAAGAATTCAAAGGTCCTTGGATCGGCGGATATGATGATGTAGGAAACCCTAATTGGGTATGGACAGATCCAGCTAAAAAGAAGGAAGTAAAAAAAGTAGTTAAGAAAGTTGTTAACAAGAAGAAAGCAAAGAAGAAGAAGGTAAAAAAGAAATAAGATGGGACTATTCAAAAAGAAATCAATGGCGGATAAATTGAAACAAGTAATTAATCCTAAGAAGATCACTATTGTTATTGGTAAGGGTAGGAAGAAGAAGAAGAAGAAGAAAAAGGTAAAGAAACTAGCTTGTAAACAAATAAGAGTTAAAGGAAAGAAAAAGAAATGACAATATATTACACAACAGCAAGCAAAGTATATTCAGCAACTGGAATTTCTAGTGCTGTTATCTCAGAAGCAGATGTAAATATCATGATTGAAGATGCTTGCGATGAGGTAGATCACATTTGTAATACTACCTTTTGGGTACTTGTAGATTCAGGTACCGCAGATGCTGGTGGTGGAGATGATGAGTTGGATGATGCTGCTAAGACTTTTGTTGCAGATGCTTACATTGATTATTACTGTTGGATATACGGTGGAACAGGAATTGGTCAAATAAGGAAGATTACAGATAACACAGTAACAAAAATAACACTAGATAGAGATTGGGAAACAAACCCAGATGCAACCTCAACATACCGAGTACTTGCAACCAATCCAAGCACAGATCCTTATTCATCAGTTTCAGTAGATGGTACAGGGACAGAGGTATTTTTCCTTGATCAAGTACCACTTTTACTTTTAGAAACACTTACAGTTGATTCAACAAGTGTTACAACTTCAAGTGTATATCAATATAAAAATTATGGAAAATTAGAATTAGGTACAGATGCAGAAGTTTCATTCTTCTCAGCAACAACCCCACAATTAGTAGATCTTGCTTATTGGTATGGGATGTATCCAATCCCAAGAATAGTTGAGAGGTACACCACTCTTCTTGCAGGTATGAGAGCACTTACTGCACAAATTGGTGGAACCTTTGATGATGTAACTAGCTTTAGTGTACCACATATGACTGGTTCACTTGGAGAGCCATACACCAACATTAGAGAAGCATTAACACGATTAGAGAAAGAAAGAGATAGATTAAGACCTATGTTACCAATATATCAAGCGATAGTGGAGAACTAGAATGGTTGTCACATTTATAAAAAAAGACTGGACAGATCAAATAGTTGATCGTTTAGCACGAACAGTTAGTAGAACATCAGTAACAAAAACAACCAGTAACATCTATGGGGATGAAACCTTAACTGATGGGACACCAGCAAACATAAGTGGTGTATTCCTAAAGAAGGCAGACAAGTGGATGTTCGATAAACAAGGTAAGGTTGAAGGTGGAGATGCTTATCTTCAAGTGAAGGCAGCAGTAACTGTAAACGTAGATGATAAGATCACAGTAAACAGTGAGACATATCGTATAAGCGATGTATTAATTGTTTATTCAGATAGCAGTAACAGTACTGCTTTGTACAAATACTGTAACCTGTTCAGGTTGTCTTGAACGTAGGAATAAGAATTCCAAGAGGTTGACACAATGGTAAATAATAAAACACTTTGGTTAATAGGAAATGACCTGGTAAATGAGTTGGTGGATGAAGCACCAGTTGATACCGGTCGATTAAAAAATTCAATCAAAGTGGAACATGTCAACAACGATAAGATTTCTATTTCTATGGTAGATTATGCAGCCCATGTAGAGTTTGGCACAAAACCTCACGATATAGTGCCAAAAAATAAAAAGGCATTAAAGTTTAAAGGAGTTGGAGGAACTGTCTTTGCAAAGAAGGTTAGACATCCAGGAACAAGACCAAATCCATTCATCTCCAATACAATACGTAACAAGTTAGGGGATATAATAGTAAAGAGACTAGAAAATGAAAGACTTACAATTAAATGAAATAAAGGAAGAACTTGCAGTTTTTCTTAGGAATGAAGACATCTTCACAGTTGGTGAACGGGGAGTAACTACAACCACAGATGAATTCAATGGAGATACTATAGAGACAAACTTCACACTAGACAATACAAATGTTAAGAATGTTAGGGCTGTAACTGTTGGTGGTGTAGCTGTGGCTTTTGGTTCTGGTTATACTGTAAACTATAGTACAGCCGTAGTTACATTTGCTTCTCCACCAGCAACCGGAACAGATAATGTAGATATTCAATACGATTATGGGAATACAGATAAAATCTTTCCAGATTATCCCCGACCAGATCTTACACTCTCAAGTTTCCCAAGAATTGGATTTGATATAATAAATATTGACACTTCAGAAGGAGCATTAGGTGGGGGAATATTTAGGCACAGAATCACAATCAGATTAAATATATATGAATTGGAATCTGAAGAAATAGATAAAGACATTACAACAATAAAAGAAAGCATAAAAGATAACAAAAAAGGTTTCTTTTATGTAGAGTTTATGACAATAAATTTGATCGGTCCAACTCTGAATACAGAGTTTGGAAGTAATAAGATTTTAATGAGATCTATGGATCTGTTAATGCCTTATGATCAGGAATCAGTTTAATAGGAGGAAATGAAAAATGACTTATTCAGGAGCAGTAAAAGTAATACTTATAGGAAAAGAAACAACTTGGGGAACCCCAGTTACAACAGACAAAGATATTGGGTTGGTTCAAGATATAGGAGACGAATTTAATAGAGAAATAATTCAATCAAAGGGGCTTGGAGCGATAGAATCACAACAGGTGTCTTCTGGTAATGTAGAATTGAATCATTCATTTACTGTGGATGCACAGCATGGAAGATTACTAGACTATGCATTGGGTGCGGCAGCACATGCAGAAACAACTGGTGATTGGAAGCACACATTTACAATAGCAGATCAATCCCCTAGCTTTACACTAGAAAGTGCTGAAGATTCTACTGTAGATACCACATTAAAAACCTCTGGAAATATAATTACCTCTTTAGAGATATCCACAGCATTAAACCAAAACTTAAGGTTTATTTGTGAGACCCAAGCAAAGACAGGAATATCTTCTGCTTCTACAACTGCAGCCTCACTTAGTTCGTTGGTAGTATTTCCGCAGTCATTAGTTACTGTGAGTGTTAATACCGTGGCCGCTACAGAAGTTCAGAATGCATCAATCAAAATAATAAAGACAGGAAATAGATCATATGGTGTTGGAGATGTAGTTCCACAACAAGGTCATGCTTCAGACATGGAATTTGAATTTAACGCTAGTCTGGGGTTTGCAGCTGTAACTTTTCAGGAATTATTCATGGGTGGAACCTCTCCAAGTGGTACACCCACAGTATTTGAATTTGAAATAGATGCAGACAATGGAACAGCACTTGGATCTGGACAAAGAAGAGTACTTTGTACTCTAGAGAATTGTATGGGTGGATTTTCAAAATCAGCTACAATTGGAGATTTAATCTTTATAGATGTAACAGGAAGCGGAACATTGAAGGAATGTTTTTCAGTTGATAACATCCAAAACACCGCTTGGTCATAATGAAAGTTGAAATAAATACAGGAAAAGAAACAAAGGAGATTAATCTCCTGCCCTTAACTGGGAGACACTTACAGAAAGCAACTGATCTATTGATCAAAGCAGATAGTGGAGACGTTAGAGTCCTAAAGGAATATAACGACTATCTAGATGATTTGGGTTGTAAGCTTAGTGGTTTATCTATGGATGAATTACTTGACTTACCTTTAGATGAGAAAGATAAGATTACTGGTTTTTTAGCTAGGAAGTTATTTGAACACCTAGATTTTACCAGGCGCTTAGCGAAGTAGGGAAGTTAAGGCAAGAGGGAAGAACATCAATCATCAGTATAATGATGAAGCCAGGAAGAGCTTGGCACCCATTTGCAGCAAAGATTATCAAGGCAGTAAGTGATTACTCGTTAAGCGAAAAGTTTCATTGGACACCAAAACAAATAGCAGAATTGGATTATAAGGATAGGATGGTTTACTTATCTTTAATGAAAGGAGCAGGAGAAGCAAAAGAATAAAATGGCAATGGTTTTAGATATACAAGCAAATTTAAAAGTAGTAAAGGACAATATAAAGAAAGTCGTAGAAGATGCTATGTCCTCAATTAGACCTTCAACAGCTCAAGGATCTGCTGGTGGGGGTGCTGGTGGAGAATCAAAGGCAGGAAAGAAGCAGGGTTCGTTGCTTGGGGGAATTATAAAGAAGTTAGCACCACTAGCAATATTACTCTCTATGAAACCAGTTGCTCAATTATTGGAGTTATTAGTTGGAGTAACCACCTTTGCATTCTTAAAACTTCTAAAATTCTTTGGTTTTCTTGGAGATGAACAAACAGAAACTCAAAAGAAACTTGGAGACTGGGGAGATAAGATTGATGATCTAACAAATGTTTCTAAAGAACAAAAAGAAGATGCAAAAAGAGGTTTAGGTATTGTTAATGGAATTCTTGAATGGACAAAGAATCTGTTCCCAATATTAGGAAAGATTTTGGATTGGGGTGGTGGTCTTGGTGCCAAAATGGGCGAATGGTTCGCAACAAACTGGGAAAATATAAAACAAGTTGGAATCCTTGTATGGGATTCAATTAAAGATTGGGCAGTTGGTCTATGGGACTCTACAAAAGAGATAGCAGTACAGATATGGGATAAGATTAAAGGATGGACTCAAGATATGTGGGGCAAAACCAAAGATTTTGCTAAAGATTTATGGGAAAAGATTAAAGTGTTACCTCAGCAGATCTGGGATAAGATGAAAGAGTGGGGTAAAGAAGTTATTGATTGGTTAAAAGCTTTACCGGGAGACTTAGCAATAAAAATTAAAGAGGCTATAGGGAGTATCTTTACAAAAGATAAAAATGCAGATGAAGAAAGTGTAGATGATGCTATTATAACTAAAGATGGAAAAATAATCAGGACAAATCCAAATGATACTTTGATAGCAACACAAACCCCCGGTCAAGGTACTGGTGGAGCTAGGACACTTAATTTCTATGGGGTACAACCTCAAGAGGTTATCGATTTAATTAAGAGAGAGATGGGAACAGAAGTAACAGGAGGCAATAGATTCTAAGATGGCAGACATAGATGCAACAATAACAAATAACACAAATAGCAAGGTATTTAGTTTTAGAGGCGTTCATAATTGGAGAACAAATAAAACTCAACCAGTACAATCAATCCCCTTTGTTAATCAGGATTCAGAGAATAATGTTCTTTTTAGATTCTTTGGTCAGACAGAAGGCTTTTCATTTAGTTTTGCCTTATTTGATGATGGTGTAGATGTTAGTGGTGGAGATGGGATAAATACAATTAATGAGCAAATTTCTTATTTGAGAGGCACTATTTTTACTGAAGATTTTGATGATACTTGGACACTTGTACAAGCTAGACATATTGGGGGAGCTGGAATTTCAGGCGTTATAGAAGATCTAGATGTTAGTGATCGTGGTGGAACCCCCTCACTACTTATTGGAACAATAAGATTTAAGGTGGGTACAGTTGAGATATTTTCATAGAGGGATAAATGGCTACTAGCGAAACAATTAGGATATTTAAGGGAGCAAATGAATTGCAATACTCTAAATGTAAAATTGTTTCTACAAATGATTTCTTTGTTAATAAAGTTGATATAGACTTCTTAGAATCAACGTTGGTTTCAGCAGGAGATACATTAGATTTTAAGAAGACTGATGGAGTAACTACTATCTTCTCTGCAAGAGTTATAGAGAAACGTAAGAACTTAACCGCTAGTGTGAAGGCATATTCTTCTGGATATGAACTAACAAATATAAGAACCCTTCAAATATATGATAATAAGTCTCCAGAGTTTATTGTACAAGACCTAGTAGACAATCTTACTTCTAATCTAACTTATGCATCTACAGATGCAAGTGGAATAACCATCACAAAGTATGTAGCTAAAGGATATCTTATAGATATAATAAATGAGATGCTAGACATACTTGATTGGCAACTTAGAATAGATGAATCTGGCAATGTTTATTTTGAACCAAAAGGGGAAATAAATAATGGGGTGGTTTACAATCAAGGTACAGAAATAAATATTACTAGTTGGGGGGAGGATGCGAGTGAACAGGTTAATAAAGTAACTGTCGTTGGACAACAAGTAACTCTTCTAACTCAAGAGACTTTCGCTGCTGCACCTGCTCAAGCAAGTTTTACCCTTGGGAATAAACCTTCAACAACCGTAACTATAACTCAAAACGGTGTAGAAATAACCGGTGGAACAGAGGCAAATGCAGATTACCGTATAGAACCAGATGATTTGAAGATTATATTTAACATTGTTTTGGGTGGAGCAGATGCAATGGTGGTTGATTATGGTTATGATATTAATATTAAAGTTGAAGATCAAGATGATCCATCTATTGCCACTTACGGTGAAATAGAAAGAGAGATCAGAGTTGAAGGATTAGATAACTTCTCAGATGCAAGGCAATATGCTCGTAATGTTTTATTGAATTACAAAGATCCAAAAGTGAAAGCCAAAGGATTCATTAGAGGAATAATATTCGATATTCAAGCAGGTGAAACAATAAGGGTTATAGATTCAATTAGGGGAGAAGATGAGGAATTAGTTATAACTAAGTTAACTTGGAATGCTGAAAAAACAACCACAGAAATGGAATTGGGTTCAAGGGATTTCATGAATTTAGATTGGCAGAAAGAAGTACAAGATCGTATTAAGAAGATTGAAAGGAGACTAGATAATGATGAAGACCTAGCAGTAGCTAGAACACTAGATGATTCATTATCTGTAACATTTGAAAATACTTTTGTTACAGAATTTAATTATGGAGGTAATGCTTTTACTTTTGATCATCCCACACTTGGTTTACTTAGAGATGACTTGACTCATGAAGTTGATGCTTCCTTAAGAGAGCATGATGGAACATGGGTAGGAACCAACGTAGCAACCGGTGCACAATTTGGTTTTTCAGATTATACTGAAGATATTATTGGTAGGTGGAGATTTAATGATAACTTAGTTGATACTGTTGTTGTTGATGCATTTAGTACAGCTGATGGAACATCTAGTGTCAATACATCAACAATCTCCGCTACAGGGAAGTTTAGTAAGTCTTTACTATTTCCAGGAGATGCAACAACATACATTGATATGCTAAACACAATAATGGATACATTAGATGACTTCGGTTTAGATATTTGGTACAAGACCTCGGACTTAGGAGGAACAAGAACTATTTTATCCTGTGCACGAGCAGCCGAGTTTGATGAGTTTAGAATCCTATTTACTTCAACAACTAACTTGAGAATAACAGTAAGGGGAACAGATTATGATTATACAGTAGCAGATACTAGCGACGCTGCTTGGCATCACATTGCTCTATCAAGATCAGGAACCACTCTTACTACCTGGCTAGATGGAGTTAGTTTAGGAAATAAAACAGTAAGCACCACTGCATTATCAGTTGATGCTGGTGGGTTCATTATAGGTCAAGATCAAGATGCTGTTGGAGGAGGATTCGATGCTGCTGAAGCATGGGACGGAAATCTTGAGAATCTTAGAATCTTTGATGACGCCTTAACACAAACAAAGGTAGATTTTCTTTATGCAAACACAGATGCAGATAATGTTCAGGGGTATAATGGAACCTTTAATGGGACAGATCATACTATAGATCTGAGTGCACATTCTGCTGATGAAGACTTTGATATAGGTGAAGGATCAATAGCCTTTTGGATTAGACCAGATTCAGGTATGGCTGGAACATTTAGTGTTATAATGACTTATCGTCAAGTTGCTGTTGAAGATTATATAAGAATAATATATTTAAAAAGTACTGGTAGCGGATTTACAGGAGCAAATACTATCTATATAAGTGCAGAAGTGGGTAACTCTGTGGTTTTAGCAGTTCAAGCCCCAGACTCTAGTGTGCCTGTAGATGAATGGTCTCACGTAGTAATTAACCAAACAGGATCAGCAATTAGTATGTATATTAATGGCGTATTAGTTTCTGTCTCTGGAACAAATGCAGGAACATGGTTTGAAGATGTTTATCCTGCAACCATAGATTTTAAGATAGGTCATCCTGGATCATGGACCTATTGGTTTGATGGAAGCCTAGATGAGTTTTTAATATTTAGGGATCCATTAAATGCAACCGAGATTGCGAGAGTATTTAATCGTACTGCAGATTATAAACAATCACTACCAATAAACGGTTGGTGGAAATTGGATGGAGATTATACAGACTCAACACATAATGGATTTGATGGAACCACAGGTCAAGCACCTAGTTCAGATACTACAAATAAGAAATTTGGTTCTGGTAGTTATTACTTTGATGGTACTGGAGAACACATAGTTACCAGTACTTCAGATGAATTACAGGCAGTCGGCGACTTTACAGTTAGTTGTTGGTTTAAAAGAGATGGAACTTATGCAAATGATGATTTATTATTTGCTAATGTTAATGCGGCAGGTGGAGGAGCTAAGGGATTTATGTGTTGGTTGGGGGCTGTTGAGGACATTGTAATATTTAAAATAAATGATGGAGTGGACCAATTTAATATTAGTTCAACTACAGTAATACAAGACGATGATTGGCATCATGTTGTAATTATAATAGACAGAACAGCAAACTCTGTATGTAAACTATACTTGGATGGTGTTGATGAGACTACTGTTGTTTCTGGGGACATAACAGACGTAGATGATGCAACTAACTCAAATAAATTATCTTTTGGGACAGGACCAAATGGTACTTATTTACCATTTAAAGGAAACTTAGATGAAATCAAATTCTGGGATGTGGCTTTGAGTGAAAATCAGATATTCCCAGCAGTACATGCACTATTATACTTACCAATGGATGACCCAATATTAGATGGCCAATCTACGGCTAGGAAGGAGATACTATGACACTAACAACAACGTTACTAACACAGGTAGTTGCAGACCTTAAGACAGACCTACAAACCATATTTACACATGGTGCTGTTGGAGATGATGATACAGCTCCAACTGCTGCTGATGTAGCTTTAGGAAATGAAACATTTAGAGACACAATAGATGAATTTGATACAGCTCAGACTTCAGCAGTTGTTGCTTCATTAAGGATTGGTACAGCAGAAAATAATGGAAACAACATAGATGAAGTGGGGTTCTTAGATGCTGCGGTAGCAGGAAACCTATGGACTAGAAATATTTTAGGTACCACCATAACAAAAACAGCAGACATACAGGTATTCTTAGATAACAGAATAACTATGACTGTATCGGAGGTATAGGTAGATGGCAGACTTAAATTTTAAAATGATACTAAAAGCAATGGAGAAGATTCATAAGGATAATCCTACTCTTAGATTTGGAGAGGTTGTGCAAAAAGCTATGGACAGAAAGAAGATGAGTACAAATTATGATTTGCATAACTGTAGCTCAAAAGAAATTCATACAGCCATCCTAGAATTAGATAATGGGATGAAGTTAATGAAAGAAAAGAAAGGGAGAAAACTAAAAGATGACAGTTAGATTAGTAAAATTAGGGGGTTCAGACTTTATAGCTGAACCACTACCAAGTGCAGACTTAAATGATACATTAGATGAAATGATAGATGTAGCTAAAGAAGATAATTCAGATGGTATATTCTCTGGATGTGAAGTACGAGAGAATAATGCTGGGGCAGATATGAGCGTAGATATCCAAGCTGGAGTTGTGGTTATTGCTGGAGAAAAGGTAACCATTGCAGCCCAAAATATAGCTGTAGATGCAGCTGACGGAGCTAATCCAAGAATAGATTTATTTATGGCTGGAGCCAATGGAACAGTGGATGTTGTTAAAGGCACTGCAGCAGCTACACCTTTGGTTCCTGCATGGACTGCTAGCCATGTTCAACTTGGTAAGGTATATGTGGCTGCAGCAGATGCGACCATTGTAGATGAAGATATAATCCAATCAAGACAATTATATACTTCTAGTATGGTAAAAAGATTTGAAGTGTTAGTGGATGCAACAAATCAACCAATAAGCACTCAGAATAATTCTGGAGGAGTAATATTTGGATTCCCAGCTGGAACTTTTAAGAATTGGTTTAAGATAGGAGTTTATGCAGAAGGCAGCCATGCAGACTCAGAAATGAATGTTAGGTTCTCTGATCAGAATAGAGCTAATAATACAGACATACCTATCTTAGCTAATATACAAGTAATTCCTACATTCATACAATGTTTTTGGTATGAAGATACCTCAGATGGTACAAATGATAGGGTTGATATGTTTTATCAAGAATGGGCAAGTGGGATAACAACATTTCAAAGGAATAGTAGTGCAAGTTATGATATGTCTAATCAAATAATACATATACAGATAACTTTCCAAGGTGCAGATACAACAACCTTGCATAAGTTATGGATAGAGGGATACTGAATGTGCCACATAAGATTGAATGTGGCAAGGTAGGGATGTTGTGTCTGGTAAGTATACATCCCCTCCCCGATGTTTGCCAAATACAGCCCTAAGACCTTTTTAAGATGGGAATGAGAGTTTGTCAAGGGTGTTTTGGATATGTTAAAAGAATAGATATGGTTATCTTTCAGAAAACAGAACAGCTAAGTTCGTCACTATGTTCTAGTTGTTACAGCTCCTTTATAAAGGAACACGGTAGCGACGATAAACGAAAGATTTTTAAGTGGGGAAACCTAAGTAAAGGTAAATCAAATGAGCTCGAATTAGAGCCCATAGGAGATATAAAATAAAATGGTAAAACAAGATAAAAGTATGTTATGGAAAGTTGGATCAGGAGTAGTTGCTGGATTAGTAGTTGGTGGACTTGCATTCGGATTCGGTTGCGATGATTCAAAAGAAGTTGCTGATAAAGACTTAGTTATTAGTGAATTAAGTGGGCAAGTAGCAGAATTAAACGAGTCCAACGTAGTATTAGGATCAGATTTAGAAGTTAGTGAAGCAGAAAAGGAAGCTTTAAACGTCTCAGTATCTGATTTAAAAATGGAAGTAAGTGATAAGGATTCTATGATCTTAGACTTAATGTCCGAAGATGCACAAGATGCAAGCTGGGCACTATCTGCAGAAGATGAGTTAGACTCTTTATCTTTTAAGAAGGCATTAGTTGCTGAACTAGAAGATATGGGCTACGTAATTGATGATAGAGACGATGTTGAGTTTTCAATTGTAGAAGATTGGGATGTAGTATCCGATGATTCTGATAGAGAAGACGGAAACGCAGTTCTAAAATCAGAGCTAAGAGTTAAAGGCTTCGAAGATGGCGACAAAGATCTTGATTTCAAAGAGTACATGGACATCAAAGTTGTTATTGAAGAAGACGAAGTAATGAAAGTTAGCCTAAGCTAATTTTTAATTTTTTTATTTTATAATCCCCCAGCAAGGGTACAAATAAGCGGGAGGATACTTCTTACCGAAGAAGGTCTCGCAGTAAGTTAAAACTAGGTAAATTTCGTTATTCGGAAGAAAGACACAATAGTTCCTTACAGAAAACCCTTGCAATTTTTTTATAATTATTAATGGAAGCTTTATTAATAGACTAGTTGAGTAGCTTCGGTTATTTACTAGTGTTGGGGGGTTTGATCACCCTTCCTTCTTTTTTATTTCGTCAACGAGCCGTAGGCTGGTTGCTGGGGGGCTTCGGTCTCCCACTATTTTTTCTAAAAAGATTTGTACTCTACTTTCCCACGTTTCTTACCTTTGTAAGCAATCTTAATCTCTCCGAAGGCTTTGTTTCTTAGATACCAAAGACATTTTGCTTTTTCTATTTTATCTAAATACTTGGCAGACTTACATTCTACTCCCATAACCTTGTAGGTATTATCAATATTATTACACAACTTAAAAGCTACAAAATCTGGGAACCCAGTTGTCCTACTACCGAACCTAGACCTAGCCGTGTGCATAGTACCTTTCTCTAGGTCAACATTGTTCGACCATCGATCCACTATCCAACCATCTGCCTCTAGGTCTTTTTTAGTCTTAAGCTCGAACCTTTGACCTCTAGCTCTATTCTGTTTTCCTTGTAGTTTCTTATCTATTTTTTTATCTTCCACGTTTCATCCTTCTTACTAACATATTGATTGCCTTTGGTGACATCTCTTTTACACCCATCTCTTCCATTATATCTTCCAAATCTTCTATTCCATTCTTTGGAGTAAATAAATAGCTATCTCCTTCCATCTGAAAATAGACTCTGTGTCTAAGCAACTGGTCAATTGCTTTCATAACTCCTATCTCTGAACGCCTAGCCTTTACTTCAAAGTGATCATGATAGCCAGGATTAATAGCTAGGAGGTCTATCTCTCCAAGTGTTTTTCCTCTTGCATTTTGTGGATATTCTACATTTCTAACTAGCACAGAGTATCTACCCTCAACCTCTGCAGCTAGTAAGTCTATGAATACTTTATCTTGTGTATTTCTTGTCATTTTAAAAGTTTACTCCTGCCCTTACTAGGCCTCCTAATTCTTTATTACTATTTAGAGTGCCCCCCATACCGAAAGATATAGGACCCAAATCAAACATTGTTGAGACTGAAGCCTCAAGACTTGCATCCACTCCAATCTGGGGTACAGTTGGTTGTCTGTCTACTTCACTCATTGAATATTTTAAGTTCTTTACATCTATTCCTACTGGGATCCCCAATCCTAATTGGAACTCTATTAATGCCCACTCACTCATTTGAATCTGATATGCTCTCCACTTCAAGTAGGGTGTTACTTCAACTCTGTAAGCCCTTTCTTTCTCACCAAAGCTCACATAACCAACTAAGGGTATGCTTTCACCGCCTGATGTTTCTTGCTCTCTAATCGCTTCTCTTACACCAACTCGTACCCCATATCGAAATGCCCCTTTAGAGTTAGATATGTTAGGGCCGTGAAATAACTCTTGACCTCTTATGTGAGTATCATAGGTCATTCTAGTATGTCCAGTACAACTAACAACCGTCGCTAATGCGATCGTTGACGCAATTATTCTATCCCTTAAACTCATTTTAATTTGTTTGATAACTCCTTTAAACATTTCTTACAAATATGCATTCCACATGAGTATTCGTTACAAAAAGAAAATATCAAGTGTGCAATCTTCTCATCAGGATCTGTTTTATGCCCACAAATATTACAATCACAGTCATTAAACCTATCTCCACTAGCATGTGTAAGTCCATCTTTTTCTATTAATGTTTCTCCAAATTGCTTCTTCATCCATCTCAAAGGATATTTTCGACCCTCTAACCATTCTCTAAAGTCTTTTTTATTTGGCACAACGTCTAATAATCTCTTTCTCTCTATTTCTACAACCTCTCTAGGGGTAATAATCTTATATTCTTTTATCTTTTCTGTCATTCTTCTCTCCCGTGAGTTCCCCCACATAAATATATATCATGTCCTCTTGTGTGAACATATCTACAGCCATCAAAGTCTTCTGCCAAATTGAAACTATCTCCTTCACAGCCACAATAGATTGTTCTTTCTTTCTTCATTTTGATTTCAAGATTACACTCTTCTGCAGCCCTTGGATACCCCCCTGCACACATAGATTCTACTTTGTTTGGAGGACAGCTAACAGTAACTAAACTCATTGCCATCATCAATGCACATAATAATGTTTTCTTCATTCTGATATAATCACTCCATCACCATTAGCCATTCTAGAACGGCATCTATAGTAGGGAATCTTGTGTGAAAAGATTCCTTCCTCACCCATAGTTACATCAATTGTTCTATCATAACGAAGGGAGCAATCAAGCCTACGTCTCTGGTGTGTTACCCCAAAAAATACACAGTAGGCCTTATTAGTTTTAGGATCATATCACCTACAGGTTCCTATCCTCATACACTCTTGTATCTCCTGTATCCGAATAAAATCATCTGTGTTAAGATCAGGGAATTTGGTTCTAGTCATTTTCTAATCGTATGCTGGATAAAATTCTGGGGTAAACTTTGCTACTCCCCTCTTACCTATGTTTGCAGTACAGATCCAAAATCCCTTATGTGCAGGTAATTGCTTACCCCTCATGAATGGGGTCTGGCCACATAGTGTTGCTGCCTGTATTACATGAATATTTCTATAAAAGATATACTCTGCCTTATGGAAATGTCCTATCTCTAGTATGTGTGGTTTCTCTCCACCACCAAAGCTTTCAACTAACTTTTGAGACTTGTAAGATATTGCATACGCTGTTCCACCATCCGGATGCATAAGTTTTAATTTAACTCCTCTGTTCAATTCTATGTCTCCTTCACCGTTCCCGATGTAGTGAAGTCCGTCTACCATTCTTTCAAGGGAATGTCCTATCTCTAGTCCTGCATTTCTATGGAATGTATTTCTGGTATGATTGCCAGTTATCATAAATATTGGTTGATCTATTTGGCTAAGTAGATCTGCTGCTAGGTTCATCTGTTCATCTGCACCTATAGCTTCTAGTTCATACACATGTCCTGGTCTGTTAGTATATAATCCGTCACACACATCTCCAACATGAGTTACAAAATCAACCTTTCTTCTTTTAAATTCTTTGACTGCATGCTCATAGAGTCCCTTGTCTGAAACCCTATTACCCCAGTGGGTGTCTGATATAACTCCCCAACGAGTGTTCTTTTGTCCTATTGTGTATCTTTTCTTTTTTATTGGTTGCCCCCGTTTAAGGGCTTTTAATATCTTTACTGCTTCTGCCTCAGAATATCCAGCTATTGTTCTTTCTTCTTCTACTGGTTCGCCTTCTTCAAATAATTCTTTATCTTTCATTTTATCTCCTCCTCACTTAAAAGTGATTTCCTTAAGTTATTAATAAATATTTTACAGTCTAGTCTTTCTTGCCATTCTGAATCATTAAATAATCTTTTTTTTGCTTCAATTAACCATTTACTAAAAAACTCATAAAATATTTGACAACTCCCGTTTAAATTGGTTCCATTTTTTGTATGTTGTCTTACATAAGGTAAAAAGCCGATTAATTTGTCTTCTACTTCTGGATGAGCATTTTCTAGTTCGTTAATAGTTTTAGATAATAATTTATCTTTAATTTGAATATGTTTTTGAGTTATATGCATTACAAATTGCATCATTGTATGGCTATCAACCTTATTAAAAATCTCCTCTATAATATAACCCCAATCACTACTTTTTAAATTGTCTAACTTCTTTATGGCAATTAAAATATCATTTACTTCTTTTTTCATTCTTTCTCCTCCACTA